CGACAGCTGGTACGCGCTCCGGCGACCTCAACGGCGTGCTGTGGGGCGTGGACCGCCTCGGTGGTGACGACAACCCCTCACAGAATCTGATCGACCAGTGGCCCGAGGTCAGCGAGGACCAGTGCGGCACCAACAAGGTTGTGTCCAACCTCAACGACATTGTGACCTGCGGCGGCACCACCGTCGAGGCCAGCGACGACAACGGCGGCCAGAGCATCCTGTCCATGTACCCCCGCCAGCCCTTCAACTTCGCCACCGGCACCCAGGACGTCGAGTTCAACGTGAGCGACAACACCGGCGGCTCCCACTCCTCTTGGCCCGACTTCGCCATCTCCAACGTGCCCGTGCCCAACCCGGACGGCTCCAACATCTCCGATGGCAACCTCGACGCCCCCTTCAGTGTGGGTGTGGACCTGACCGGCTCACCCACCCCGGGCTGCGTGCAGGCCCAGATATGGGAGACCACCGACTACGCCAGGAGCGTGCCTGCCCAGTCCAACCCGGGCTGCGCCATCGAGGCCAGCTCGTCGGCTCCGCTCTATCACGCCATGTCGGGCGTCACCAACCTCAACCACGTCGAGATACTGGTGTCGGCGGGCTCGATGAAGGTCTATATGTCAGACGCCGGAACCACCACCATGCACCTCATCGACTCGGCCACCTTCACCCTGCCTTTGACCGAGGGCGTGGTCTGGCTGGAGGACCAGCACTACAACGGCTCCAAGTTCCCGCCCGCGGCCCAGCAGCAGAACACCTACGCCTGGAGCGACCTGGCCTTCTCGGGACCGCTCGAGCCCCGAGACCTGGGCTTCGACGTCAACGACAACACCGCGGCGGGGCCGGCTTCCACCATGGGCGACGCCCCCTCAGGCCTACCCTCCACCAACCTGGGCTACGCGGCCGACCCGGTCACGGTATCCACCAACGCCGACAACAGCCCCACCGCGGCCGACCTGACCGCCGCCCTCGGCGCCCTCCTGACGTTCTGCACCGAGGCCGAGGACACGGCCACCGTCGACTTCTCGGTCAACGGCCACCTCAACACCTTCAATACGGCCCTGACCGAGCAGCCCACAGCCGAGGGCCCCGACACCGCGGCCACCTGCCTGGCCCTGCCCGTGCCCTTCGCCCAGGTGGTGGCCGGGGTCAACACCTTCACGTTCTCCGAGCCCGAGACCCCGTGGCTCAACTTCTCCAACATCAGCCTGGTGCTCCAGGGTGCCGGAGGTATCGTCCAGCCATGACCGACATCGCAGTGACCGGGCTCACGCCCACCCCCGGCGACGGACAAGTGACACTCAAATGGACGGCACCAGCAGCCCCCGTCCTCGGCTACAGCGTGGGCTGCTCCGACGCCGCCACCGGCGACCTGGCGGGCAACCCACCCCAAACCAGCGGCACCACCAGCGTGATTAGCGGGCTGACCAACGGCGTCGACTACGACTTCGAGGTGACCCCCATCGTCGGCGTGGCCGCCTCGACGGTGAGCGCCACCCCGGAGGCCACCCCGCCACCGCCCGCCACCGTCAACAGCCTGGCCGCCATCCTGAGCGGCAGCGACTTCAAGGACCCCGACCTGGAGGACCCGGCCGTCCCGGCCGACTGGTCTTGGGCCACGAAAGGCCAGCTGGCCAACCCGACACCACCGGCCGGGTGCGGCTACATGACGGCCTGGGGTCAGTTCTACTGGCCCGCCGGAGGCCCGCAACCGGCCGGTGTGTGGGTGAACTACCGCTGGCAGGAAGGCTGGGCCCTGACCGCCAGCGGCTGGCACAAGACCCAGGACCTGGAGGGCGGCTTCACGGCCGCCGACGGCCAGCACTTCACCGACCCGACCTTCAGCGACGACAGCGGCCACCCGCCCCAGTTCCGCAAAGAGGCCGACGGCACCACCAGCGTGCTCATGGTCCCCGGCGACAACTACCATTTCTGGCCCGGAGCCCGAGGCCCGCTGCCCGCCGGAGTCCAAGGGGCCTACAGCACCTACCAGGCCCGCATCACCCCCGACAGCCCCTCTGCCCTCCTGGCCTGCAACGCCGGTATCGACTGGTGGACCTCCCCGTCCGGCGGCACCAACCCGCTCTGCGCCATCGGCCGCTTCCTGCCATTGGGAGGCGGCGGCATCACCTACCCGTGGACGGCGTTCTCGTGCTGCTCGGTGCCCGGCCTGCTGACGGCGACCAACTGCCCGACCCTGCGGTGAAGGTAAGCGCCGAGCTAGCCGCCCAGATACCGGCCAACGCCCTACCGGCCTTCCGGTTCTACCAGGCCAAAGGGCTGACGGCGGCGCAGGCCAGCGGGGCGCCCGGCAACTACTGGGCCGAGTCTGGCATCGAGCCCGACCGCAACCAGGACGGCGGCGGACCGGGGCGAGGCATAGCCCAATGGAGCGACCCGGGCCGCTGGTCCACGTTCCTGGCCATGTTCGGGGCGCCCACCGGCAACAACACCATCGACCTGGCCCGGGAACTGGAGTTCTCGTGGTGGGAGCTCACCCACGGCTACGCCGAGACCCTGGCCAAGCTCAAGGCCACGAGCACGCCCGAGGACGCCGCCGCCGTGATATGCGAGTTCTACGAGGCGCCGCTGGTGCAGCCGCAGCCGCAGCGCGGTGTGTTCGCCCGCATCATCTACGACGCCTACGCTGACGAGCCCCCGCCACCGCCACCCATCACACCGAGCCACGAGGAGAACGACATGGTGTTCCTACGACAAAGCCAGCCAGGCCAACCCGACTACGGCGGTGTCGTGCTCAAGAACTGCACGCAGGTCACGGCCATGAGCCCGGCCGACTGGGCCTCGGGCAAGGTGGCGCCGCCCAACGGCCCCGGCATCCCGACGTGGGAGATGACCTCGGCGGGCTGGCACGCTCAGGTGGACGAGGCCACCGTCACCGAGGTCCAAGCCATCCTGGTGGAGCACAGCCCCGACCCGGCCTGACGTGACGGTCACCATCAGCCCGGCCGAAGCCATGGAACTAGGCCGGGCCCTGCAGGCGCTCACCACCGAGCAGCGGGCCGCCTACATCGCCGGGCTCAACCCGGACGAGGCCCGAGTTGTAGCCACCGCCATCACCGCCCTGGAATACGAGGGCGCCGACTGGCGGGCCACCCCGACCACCATGGCCCACCACCTGACCAACGGCCGGGTCAAGCTATGGCGCTACAGCCGCCTGCTGGGCGAGAAGTTCGTCGACGCCGTAGAAGGCCGCAGCACCCGGCAGATATGGAACCTGCCCCGCCGGTACGGCAAGAGCTTCTTCGCCAGCCAATGGGGCCCGGCCTGGGCGCTCGACCACTACCCCCACCTCAAGCTCCTCCTGGTCAGCTACGGCGACGAGCTAGCCCTAGAGAACGCCGTCGCCGTACGGGACATACTCCGCCAGCACGGCGACCAGCTGAGAGCCCAGCTACGCCCCGACCGCCAGCAGGCCGGACGCTTCGTGACCACCGAAGGCGGCAGCGTCCTAGCCCGAGGCATCCACTCCGGCATCGTCGGGTTCGGCGCCGACGGGGCCATCTTCGATGACCCCCACAAGGGCTGGCCCGAAGCCCACTCAGCGGCCCAGCGCGACGCCATCGACAATCAATTCCGGTCGGTAGTGGCGGGAACCCTGGAGACCGAGACCAGCTGGATGATCGTGCCCATGACCCGCTGGCACGAGGAAGATTTGAGCGGACGGCTCCTGGCCCGCATGGAGCAGGAGAGCGGCGTCGAGTGGGAACTGGTCCGCATTCCCGAGCTAGCCGAACCACCCCAGATGGACAGCGCCCACCCCTGGCTGCGCCTCCCCGACCCCCTCGGCCGGGCCCCGGGCCAGCCCATAGAGCCCGAGCGGTTCCGCATCGAGAGCATCCGCCTCAAGCATCGCATCGCCGGGAGCTACCTAACGGCCAGCATGTACCAGCAGCGGCCCAGCCCCGAGGAGGGCGGCGACATAAAGCGGGCCTGGTTCCGGATAGAGGACGCCCTGCCCCCCCGCTTCGATACCGCCATCTCAAGCTGGGACATGAAACTGAAGGACAAGGAGACCGGCGACTACGTGGTCGGCCAGTACTGGGGCCGCACCGGCAAAGATTTTTGGCTCGGAGACCAGCTACGGGGCCAGTGGAACCAGGCCACCACCGAGGCCGCCATCGCCCTCATGGCCGTACGTCACCCCGACATACGAGCCCACCACATCGAAAATACCGGGAATGGTCCAGAGGTGATGGAGGCACTGCGTTCCAGCCACCCCGGCTACACCGTCAGCGACGACGTTGCCGGGCAGCTAGGCATGGGCCCCGGCGAGGCCGACGCCGTCAATAACCTGCGCCGCCGGGGCATGGGAGCCCTCCTGCCGGTGATCGTCAAGGGCAGCAAGGGCGTCCGGCTGCGGGCCGTGAGCGGCTACATGGAGGCGGGCGACGTCCACCTCCTGAAGCGGGACTACATCGGCGCCTACCTGGAGGAGATGGCCAGCTTCCCGCAGGGCGCCCACGACGACCAGTGCGACGCCACCAGTCAAGCCCTCAGCAAACTGGCCCGAGGGAGCGCCACCGTCACCAGGGCGGCAGGCTCGATCCCGAAAGCGCCCATCAACACCCGCCAGGGCACCACCGCTGCCCGCACCGGCCGGGTCGTGACCCCCAGGACCGGAGGCTACTGATGGACCGCGACGAGAAAGCCGACCGCCTGGCCGAGGTGCAACGCCAGATAGCCCCCGACACGAAAGACAGACCCGAGTTCGTGAGCAGCCTGCCCCCGGCCGCACCCCCACCCAGCCGCCGGGCGGCCCGAGCCCGATGGTGGAAATGGGTGCAGGGCCACCCCAACTACAGCGGAGGCAGCGGCAGCGACCTGCCGAAGGTAGGACCCCGCCAGTCGCCCAGCGAGCGCCAACCACGCCGGAGGTAAACCGGGGGCTAGAGTAGAGCCAGCCGGACCCCAGCCTCGCATCGCTACCCATGGGCCCGGCGGGTTCGGCCTCAAATCGACAAGGAGGGACCCTTGACAGACAACCTCGACCCCGACCAGCCCGCACCCGAGACCCACCGGAGCAACGCCGGGGTCGACCCTACTGACCCCGGCCAGATCGTCCCCGATCCCCAATGTGCTCCCGCCGGGGTCAGCACCACTGCCCACACGCCCACTATTGCCACGACACCAATAGAGATCCCGGCGAACGGGCAAACCCCCCTCGGCCAACCCCGGGCCGAAACCCAACCGACAGGCGCCGGGGGGACCATCTACGACCGGATAGCAGCCGAGGCCGACGCCCACCCGGATCTAGATGACGACGAGGTGGCCGTCCGAGTCCTGAAGGGCATCCCCCGTCTGCAGTGGCGAACGATCCTCCTGCCGCTGGTCTCGCGTGCCGTACAACACCACCGGCGCCGCAACGTACGCAGCGAGGAGGGCCGCATTCTCCGGTTGATCCGCAAGCGCCGGGATCGCCAGGTGACCGTGGTGGCCGGAGGCTACGAGCCGGACGTGGTTGAGCTACGGGCCCTCCTGAAACTGGAGTTCAACGCCGCAGGCGAAATGGTCCGCTGGGGCAAGGCCACCGTCGAGCAGCACCAGACCCGAGTTACCGAGCAGACGCGGCTGCGCAACGGCGTCCAGGCCGACATAGACCGCCACCTGCTCGCCATCACCGTCATCACCGAAGCCGGAGCATCCTGCCTCGACGACGTACTGGAGGCGGCATGATCCCCCGACGGGCCCAGAGAGTTTCCGGAACCCATACGGCTTCCGGCCCTTCGGGGACCACGTACGCCCGAGGCCATAGGAGTGGCGCAACCCAGGCATCCGCCGCCTCGGGCGTACGACCTGTGAACTACGACCTGACCGAGTACCGCATTCTCAAGGTCTGGGCCGAGATGTTTCATGACGCCCAGGTGGCCCGGATTCGCTTAGCCAACCGGATCGAGCGGGCCCCGGTGTTCCCCGACATTTTCGCGGCCGAGCTAGCCGAGGCCGAGGCCGCCGAGCATCGCATCCGGTTGGGCCTGCGCCGCCAGTACCGGCGGGCCGCACCGCCAGGAGTGAAACAATGGCAGGCCGATTCGACGGGCATCGGTATCGACCTGCTGGCCCGGCTCCTAGGTCACCTGGGTCACCCCCGCATCGCCACCCCGTCCCACTGGGAGGGCAGCGGCGACGAGCGCAAGCTGGTGCCCGACCCGCCATTCGAGCGCACCGTGGGTGAGCTATGGCAGTACTGCGGCCACGGACGGCCCGGGCGGGCGACGAAAGGGATGACCGCCGACGAGCTATTCGCCCTCGGGAACCCGACGCTCAAAATGCTCGCCCATCTCCTGGCCGAGAGCGCCATCAAGGAACCCGGCCGCACGACCCCTCGGCAGGCCAGACACCGTCCGGACCCCTCTCGCCCAGCCAGTGTCAGCTCGCAACCCAGAGAACAGCCGCTGAGCGAGACCCCTCCTGGTCCCAGCGCCCACCCGCAACCCAAGCAATCCCCGGACCAGGACCCCTCTCGCCCAGCCAGCGGGCGCACGGAACCCAAAACCCCCCCGCTGGGCTCGACCTCTTCCCACCAGCCCAGCGTCGATCCGGAACCCATGGGAAAACCGGCTGATGGGAATCTTTCGGCCACGCAGCCCATCGCAGGGCCGGAACCCACGGTGGCGGCGGCTGCGTGGCCGTATCGACAGGTGTACGAGGAACGCCGAGCCATCACAGCCGAGCGTGTTCACGCCGGGCCCTGTGTCCGGTGCGGCCCCAGCGGCCACCCGGCCCAGCCGGGATCGCCCTGGGCGGCAGGCCACCAGCACGCCGACGCCCTGCGCATTGTAGGCAAGGCCATCCTCAAAGACCTGTGGCTGGCAGCAGCCGACTGAGCACCAATCCCCGGGAGGCCAGGCGCTCTAGCGTACGCTGACGCCATGTGCAAGGCCATCGTGGCACTGACTGGCACCGGAGCGGCCTACTGCCAGAGCGCACCGGGCCCCGACGGGTTCTGCAGCGCCCATCAGCCAGCCAAGAGCGCCCCGGCACAACCCAAGGCCGACGGCACCGATCCCCAAGAGGACCAGCCCGCTAGCGTACGCTGACGCCGTGGTCGACCAGTTCCCAGCCGATATCGGCGTTCCCGACGACACTGGCATCTACACCATCTACCGCACCACCCGCCTGCTCGTCCTGGGCGGCCGGGCCTACGCCATCGGACTAACGGACAACCAGCCGACCGTGCTGGCCAGCGCCAACGTGACCGGCCCGCTTGAGGTTATGCATGGCCGCCAGGTCCGCCACGTCGACACCGAGCAGGGCCGCTGGACCATCGACAGGAGCACGAACTGCGGCTGCCGGAGCCCGCTCAAGCGGATGAGCCACACGGCCGTACTGAAGGCCATCGGAGTGGCGGCGTGAGCACCGCCCTGGACCTGGCGACGGACTGCGCCAGTGCGTGGCGCATAACCCATCTCGTGACGGCCGACGCCTTCCCTCCGGTAGCAGCCCTGCGCGACAAAGTGATGGACTTCTTCGGCCCGGACAGCAGCATCACCTACCTGGTGACCTGCTCGTACTGCGTCGGCATTTGGACCGGGGCGGCCGTCACCGCGGCCCGGCTCCTGACCCCCCGAGCCTGGCGCCCGATAGCCTTGGCCCTCACCGCTGCCGCCGCCGCCCCCATAATCGAAGCGACGCTCACCAGGATCGAGGGCTAGGTGCCAGCCGGACCGGAAACCCCCAAAGAACGCCGGGCCCGCGAGGCAGCCGGGAACGCCGCCCCCCCCGACGACGAGGGCGACCTGCTGCTGGCCGAACCGGGCACCAACGGACACCACCCCTACGGCCGGGCCGACGGCGTACCCAACGCCTTCGTGGCCAGCGCCGCCCGCATCAACATGCACGACCGGCGGGCCATAGAGAACACCCGGCGCCGCCGTCAGGCCTGGCAGACCGAAGCCTGGGACTACTGGGACGAGTGCCTCAGCGACGACACCGAGATACTGACCGAACGCGGCTGGGAGCGCCACGACACGCTACGGCCAGGCGACATCGTCCTTACGTTGAACACCGACACGGCCCGCAGCGAATGGCAGCCGGTCCAGCGGGTCACCCGGATCGCCGTCGAAAACAGACCGATGATGGCGATGGAAAACCAGTCCCACTCCTCGCTCTCGACGCTCGACCACCGCTGGTACGTCGAGCGCCGCACCAGCAACTATCTCTATACCGAGATGTGGGCCACCTCGGCCGACCTGGCCCCACACGACCGGTTCCGCACGGCCGCCCCGTGTGCCGACCTGCCCACCGAAGCGAAATATTCGGATGCGCTAGTGGAGGTGATGGCCTGGTTCTGGACCGAAGGCACCATCCCTCGAGGACGAGTGACCATCTACCAGTCATGGGCTCACAACCCAGGCCACACGGCCCGTATCCGAGCCGTGCTCACAGACGTCTTCGGACACGAATCGGCCTCGCTGGGAGCCGGACGCAGACCGAACCCGAACCCGGCCTGGCGGGAACACCGTCCGGCCGGGAGCCGCATCTCACATTTCAAGCTCAACAAGACAGCTTCCGACACGATCCTGGCGCTAGCCCCCAACAAGCACGTACGCCCCGAGTTCGTGATGGCGCTGACAGCCGCCCAGCTAGAACTGTTCATCAACGTATCGATCGACGCCGACGGGCACCGCGGGGCCAGCGGCGCCACCGTAATAGGCCAAGCCGAACGCGACCGCCTAGCCGCCCTCGAAATGGCCGTCATCCTTTCGGGCCGAACCCCGAGACTCCACAAAGACGCCACCGAGGACCGCTGGCTATTGACTATCGGCCAGCGGACAACGGCATGGGTCGGGAAATGCCGCCGGGAACAGACCGCCTACACCGGCACCGTTTGGTGCCCGACCACCGCCAACCACACCTGGCTGGCCCGCCGCAACGGGACCGTCTTCTACACCGGCAACTGCGGTGAGGTCGCATACACGACCACCTTCATAGCCAACCTGATGAGCAAGCTGCGCCTCTACCCGGCCGTCCGGCCCGACACCAAAGAGGCACCCGTCGCCGTGGACGACGAGAAAGCCCAGATCAGCCCGGAGATAGCCAAGATCGCCACCGACACCCTGGCCCGGCTGAGAAGCATCCAGGGCGGCCAGAGCGCCATCGTCCGCGAGTTGAGCCTCAACCTGGAGGTGTGCGGCGAACTGTATCTGCACGGCCACCTGGAGAACCCGGAGCTACCCGACCCCGACGAGGACTACGACCCGAACGACCCCGACACCTTCCCGGCGCCCAGCCCGAATGACGTGGAGGACTGGCAGGTCCGCAGCGTGGACGAACTGGTCATCCACGGCGACAGCTTCGCCCTCCGGCGGGGACCCGGAGTCAAGGTCCTCGACCCGATCCCCGACACCGACCTGGTTATACGGATCTGGGAGCGCCACCCGAGGTTCTCGGAGCTCGCCACTTGCGCCATGCGCAAGGTGCTGGCCGAGATAGAAGCCCTGCTGCTGTTGAGCCGAGAGATACGGGCTTCGAGCAAGAGCCGACTCAGCAACGGCATCCTGCTGATGCCCAGCGAACTGAGTTTCGGGAGCGTCGACCCGACCCGCGACGGCGGCGACGGCGAGGAGACCGACGACCCGTTCGACGCCGAACTGGCCGAAGCCATGATCACCCCCATCCAGGAGGAGGGCTCAGCCAGCGCCGTCGTCCCTCTCGTGGTGCGCGGCCCGGCCGAAGTGTTGAAGGCCGTCGCCCACATCAGCCTGGACCGGGGCATGGACCCGACGCTCGACGCCCGCATAGAGCAGAGAATCCTGCGTATCGGCCGGGGGCTGAACATGCCGGTGGAGACCACGACCGGCTCGCTTAATACCACCTTCAACAACCAGCTGCAGATACGGCGCAGCATCTTCGATGACCACATCGAACCTCGGGCCGTGCTGGTGTGCGACGCCATCACCGGCGGCTACTTCCAGTGGGCCCTGGAGGAAGCCGGAGTCGACCCCGAGATAGCCCGCACCATCTTCGTGTGGTTCGACGCCGCCGACGTCATCCTGCAGCCTGACGTGGCCGAGCAGGCCCCGACCGCCCACAAGGACATGCTCATCAGCGACCAGGCCTACCGCCGGTACCTGGGCTACAGCGAGGAGGACGCCCCCGACGACATTGAGCGGCTCCTGCGCCTGGTGCTGAACGCCCCCCGCATGGACCCCACCATCCTCGGGCAGATACTCCGGGCCACCATCTTCCCCGACATCGAGATACCGGGCCCGGCGGCCGGAGTGCTCGACGACACCAGCCCGGTGAGCGCCCTGCCCGTCCAGGCCCCGGCCGGAGCGCCAGCGACACCGCCGCCGCCGTTGCCGACCCAGGCCACCCGGGCCCTAGGCCCCGGCCCGCTCACCGCCGCGGCCCGGCCCGGCCCGGACGCCTGGCGTAAACTCGGTATCTTCCTGGCTGGGGTGGACCGGGACCTGCGGTCCCGTATAACCGCCCGGCTGGACAACGCCATGGCCACCGGGTTAGAGCGGGCCGGGAACCGCATAAAGGGCCGACTGAAGCGGGTCGAGGTGGCCCGCAAGGGCGTGTACGGCGACCCCGGCGAAGGCCAGAACCTGATGCACACGGCCATCATCAACGCCCACCCGACCGCCATCGCGGCCACCCTGGGCCGGGCGGTGGTAGCCCAAACCGGGATGAGCGACGAAGCCCTGCTGGACGGGGCCTTCGGCCCGGCGGTAGAGACCATCGCCATGTGGATGGACGGCGGCTACGAGCGGGCCCTGACCGCGGTCGAGAAAGTAGTCGGGCCGATAGCCCCGGCCACCCGGGAGCAGATGGACACCGACCACGCCGCCCACGTCGACCGGGCCAAGGACTGGCTGACCGAGAACCTGCAGGCCCTGGCGGCCCAACGCCTGTACGAGCCCGCCCCCGGAGCCGAGCCCGGCGAGCAGGACGGCACCGTCCTCATCCCGGCCAACCTGGTCCGGGCCGCCCTGGCCGTAGCCGGAGGGGTAATACCCAAGGGCGGCACCATGGTCAGCCAAGGGCTGAGCGCCAGCGCCTGGGCCGAGATAAGCGGCGGCCCCGTGACCGACGGCGACGGCGACCCCGTCGGCGGGATAGCCACCGGCCCGCAGGTGATGGGCGTGCTAGAGGACGCCGGGGGCAGCACCGAGGGCTACCAGTGGGAGTACGGCGCCGGGGTCCGCAGCGAGTTCCAACCCCACCTCGACCTCGACGGCGAGATACGGGCCGAGCCCAGCGAGTTCGAGTGGGGGGCCAGCTACGACGGCTTCCCTGACACCGACACCCCGTTCCCCGGAGACCACCCGGGCTGCTCGTGTGATCTGATCCCGATCCTGGTCGGGCCGGAAGGCGAAAGCCAGGGCACCGAAACCCCTGACATGGAGCAGGCTCTGGCCCAGATGCAGGCCCAGGCGCCGGGCGAAGCCGAGATGGGGACGCCCGCCAGCGCCGAGGGCACGGTGCTGCCGGTGGAGCCGCCCGAGCCGACCCCGGACCCGGCCACGACCTGGAAGCAACTGGCGCACGTCGGCTACCACGACGACGAGGCCGCCGTCAGCATCGTCAACAGCGACGTGTGGGAACAGTGGGCCTACCGGGAACCGGACTTCCGCTCTGCGCTCGACGGCACCATGCCGGAAAAGATGCGCAACTACGACAACGGGCACGTCCTGACCGCAGACGAGAAGGACGAACTGACCCAGTGGGCCAACCTCATCCAGACCGAGGCCAAAGGGCAGGCGCTGCCGTGGAAGGCGGTGTTCCGGGGCGAGAGCTACGCCAGCGAGGACGACCTGCGGGCCGCCTGGAAGCCGGGGCGCACCGAGTTGAACCGGCTCACCTCCACCACCGGCTCCAAGGACGTGGCCATCCAGTACGCCGAGAGCGACCTCGAAGGCGAAGGCGCCCGCCAGGTGCAGGCCATAGTCGTCATCGAGGACGGCAACGGCATCATCGGTGCCATCGCCAACCCGCTGGGCTACACGGAACGCTCCGAGTTACAGGAGACCGTGCTCCCGAAAGGCGCCAAGTACACCGTCCAGAAGCTCATACCGCCCGGAGCGCCCCGCCCGTTCGGCCTGCCGAAGGACAAGTGGATCGTGCGGCTGTACTCGGCGGCCAAACCCGACCCGGCCGACGTGCAGGCCCTAGAGGACCTAAAGACCCTGGCCGCCACCCCGGAGGACGCCCTGGCGCAGAGCATCGAGGTCAAAGCCGAGGCCGAAGGCGTGAGCGTGGGCCCGGCCGAAGCGGAGGCCGAAGCGGAGGCCGAAGCGGAAGCGTACGCGGCCAGCACCGAGACCCCGGCCGAGTTCGCCACCCGCATGGGCTGGGTAGACGCCACCGGCGACGTCACCGACGAGGACCTGAAAGCGGCCAAGGCGGCCTACAACAAGATACGGGCCGACATTCAGGCCCGAGCCAAACAGCTGGCCTACGACACCCGAGGCTGGCTGCAGAACAACGAAATGGACCGCATCGGGTTCATCGCCCGGGACGCCCAGCAGGACTGGTACTGGAGCGACATGAGCAAGGCGGAACGCAGCCGCCTGCGCACCAACGGCTGGGTCGAGCGGGAGAACGTCGCCAAATCTCGCAGCGCCGAGGAACACGCCCTCATGCAGCCCTCCGAGGTCGAGGACAAACTCAAGCGGCTGCTACCCGACCTTGAGGACGCCATCGGCCGGGGCACCGAACCCATGTCGGCCTGGGTGGAGTACACCCGCATGGTCGACCTGGCCGACGCCCTGGCCAACGGCAAACAGATCAACCTGGCCCGCTACGGCGGCTGGAGCTACAACAAAATACTGGAGAGCCCCTACGACCTGGACGCCATGTTCGGGGCCGGAGACAAATCGCTAGGCGTGGGCATGGTGGCCCAGGTCAACGCCGAGCAGGGTGCTGACGACGCCATACAGATATTCGGGTACGCCAGCGGCCCCGGTGTCGGCACCCCGCCATACGAGATGACCGAGGCCGACTACATAGCCGAGCTAACCGCCCTCGAGCCCGAAGCCGCCGCCGTCCAGCCGATAGGCTCAGACGAGTGGACCGGGCCGTACTACAGCGAGGCCGACCAGGCCATAATCAACCGGGTCAACCAGCTGATACCGGCCGGGCTCGATGACGGCCAGATGAGCTACGCCCAGCTGTACCAGGCCATCATTCAGACGGCCCGGGAAGGCGGCCTCATATGACCAAGCCGACCCCGCCCCGGGCCGACAACCGCTGGACCGCCGACGTCATCGCCCGGGCCAAGGGCAAGCGCCCGGCCAGCGGAGCCAGACCGGAAAACCCGATCAAGATGGCCCGGGTCCGCACCCAGATGGTGGCGGCGGCCATAGTCGCCCAGATGAAGCCCGCCCTCCCGCTGCCGGGCTGGCCGCCACCCATCGACACTGCACCGAAGGCCACCCCGAAGGGACCGCCCGAACCCTGAAAACGGGTGGGGGTCACCACCCCGAGCCCCTGCTAGGGCATACCCTCTAGGCCCATGGACGATGACCAGCCTTGCACCGACTGCGGCGACGAGTTCGGAGCGGACCATTTCGGTCCCACCTCGGCGGGCACCACCGACAAACCTTGGGATGGGAGCGCCAGCCGGTTCAGTGACGCCCAGTACAAGATGGCGACGGCGGCCTGCGACCCGGGCGACTCGCCGCCCAAAACGGCCTGCTTCCTACCCCACCACGAACCCGGAGGCCAGGTCAACGTGAACGGCGTCCACGCCGCCGCCCAGCGGGCCAGCAGCCTGAAAGGCCACGACGCCGGGGCTGTAAGCAAGGCCAAGGCCCACCTGCGCAGCCACTACGCCGCCTTGAAGGAGGACCCGCCCGACAGTATCGCCGCCAGCGCAATGGCCGAGTTGGCCGCCCTGATAGAGGCATGGGACCGGGACGACACCCCCGACGACCTGGCCGCCCAGTTCGCGGCCCTGCACGAGAGCTACACCGGCAGCCACAGCCACCCCCACAGCGCCTACGGGCAGCAGGGCGACGACGACACCCACGACCACGCCCACGCCCACCAGGGCGACAACCTGCACCGCCACGACCACGCCGCCGCCAGCACCAGCCCGGTGGCGGCCAGCGGACGGCGGCCGACCATCTCCGGCAGCTTCCGCCTGGAGACCCCGCCCGGGGCCGAGGGCAACTGGGAGAACGTGCTGGCCGGGATGGTGTTCATGGCCAGCGGGAACGCCAACCCGGACCCGATGCTCGGGAGCAGCTGGGGCGTGAAGCAGGACGGCGACAACTGGCACGTCCTCACCGCCGGAGGCGTCCCGTGGACCAACGCGCCCAGCTACGCCGCCGCCCTCGAGGTGATCGCCCGCCAACTGGCGGACAGCGGCGACACCCGGCCCGTCCTCGCTGACGGCTGGAAAAGCGAGATGGCCTTCGAGGGAGTATCGACCGGCGACGGCCGCTTCATAGAGCCGGGCGCCATCGGCTACCGGGACTGTCCGCTGCCGCTCATGCTGCAGACCGAGACCGAACCGGGCCACATGGGCGCCGTCCTCGCCGGGGCCATCATGAACACCGGCAAGATCGGCCAGATCGCCATCGGCGCCGGGGACTTCGACGCCACCGACGCCGGACGCCAGTTCGTGCAGATCATCCAGGCCCGAGGCAAGTTCGGGGTCAGCATCGACGTGGCCGAGGCCGAAGGCGCCCCCCAGTGCGAGACCCACGGCACCGACCTCGAAGCGTGCGACATGGACTGCAACTGGGAGACCCATTTCAGCCTCATCACCGTCATGGGCCTGACCGGCACCCCGTTCCCTGCGTTCCAGGACGCCTACATCGAAATGACCGCGGCCGCCCAGCCCGCACCAGCCCCCACCGCTGCCAGCGGTATCACCGTCCACCAGACATTCCTCCCGGCCGGAGCCGTAGACGGCCTGCACCTCGGCGTGATAACCGAGGGCGGGTACAGGCCCGGAGGGATCGGCGGCAACGGCCCCACCGAGCCACTACGAACCGCCGCCCCAGTCACCAGGATTGACGCCGGGACCTTCCTCGACAACCCATTCGAGCCGGACGGCCGCATCGAGTTCACCACCATCCCGAGCCTGACCGCGGCGGCCGAGCCCGGCGCCCTCCCGCCCCGGGACTGGTTCACGATGCCCGACATGGAGCCCGGCGACCCCCGCCTGGTCCGCCAGCCCAACGGCGACTACGCCGTACCGCTCACCGTCGAGGAGCCCGACCCGGCCAACGGCGGCCTGCGCCGCGTGTACGGCCACGTCGCCCCCAAGAACACCTGCCACACCGGGATCACCGACCGCTGCGTGACGGCCCCGCTCAGCAAGACCGGGTACGCCGCCTTCAACCTGCGCCCGGTGATGACAGCCGAGGGCGACGCCATCCACATCGGCCACCTGACCATGGGCGTCGGCCACGCCGACACCGACCCCCGCCTACCACTCGGCGACGTCCGGGCCCACTACGACGGCGGCCCCGGAGCCATCCGCATGGCCCACGTGGCAGCCGGGCACGACCCCCACGGCCCATGGGTAGCCGGGTACATCGAGCCCGCCGCCACCGACGAACAGGTCGACGCCTTCCTCGCTTGCAGCCTGAGCGGCGACTGGCGCGAGGTCTGGAAAGGCAAGGGCCTCGAGCTATTCGCCGTCCTCGCCGGAGTGACCGTCCCCGGCTTCCCCATCGCCAGCCTCGCCGCGGCCGGGTTCACCGTGCCCGCCGGAGCCGTCGCCATCGGCCCCCAGCGCATCGGATGGCGCAACGACGTCCCCGTGGCCCTGGTCGCCGCCGGGGTAGTCCGCCAGCCCCTCCCATGGGAACGGCACATCGCCGCCCTGGAGCGGGACAACAGCGACCTGGCCGACCGGCTCGAGCGCCTGGAGCGGGCCGTCGCCCCGCTACGGCCCCTGGCGGCCGAACGGCTGCAGGCCCAGATGAGCGGGACGTTCGCCACCCCGACCAAGCAGGACGCCGTCGTGAGCGCAGCCCTCAACAAGCTGCTCAGCGACGCCCACGCCGCCATGACCGCCCAGGACGCCGACCCCGACGCCGCCACCGACCCCGACGACGCCCAGGTCCGCAGCCACCTCAAGGACATGCTCAGCGCCCTCAACGAGGCCATCATCGCCCAGAGCCGCGACGGCCAAGAGGACCAGGAGCCCGCACCGGCCGCCGCCGGAGCCAAGTGAAGGGCACTCCCGGCTACGTCCCGAAGGGCCAACGGGAGCTCGTGCGCATCATCGATGAGCAGCGCCGCCAGCTGCGGCTACAGGGCCGGGGCGCCAAGGTCCTGCGGGGCGCCAACCGCCGGGCCGGATGGCCCAGAAAGAAAACCTGACCAGGGGACTATCGAAAGAGTAAACCGGGGCGTAGACTTAGCCCCATGGAAGCCACCACCACCGCCCGCAGCAACTTCGACGCCGCCCTAGCGGCCCTAACGCTCATCACCGCCCAGCCCGGCCTGCAAGGCGGCACCTACACCGAGGCGCACGCCGACCCGGCCTGCAAGCACGCCGCGACCGGGACTCCGGTGGCCGTGAACGCCGACGGCACCTGGCTCAGCCCCGAGGGCGAGACCAGCGCCGACGCCGACTGGCTCTGCCCGGACTGCGTGCCGGTGGATGCCATGCCCTACGGCATCAGCGAGACCCCCGCTCCGCAGCCGGTCAACCACGGCGGCACCGCCCGCCCGGCCGCCCACGTCACGGCGACCCCGGTAGCCGAGGTCGAGGCCTGGCTGAGCAGCCTGGGCCGCAAATGCGAACTGGGCGAGGTCACCGAGGGCCTGCGCCTAGCCGCCACCGAGTGGGCCAAGGCCTACACCGGGGACTTCGAGTTCATGGTCGAGATGCGCACCGCCGCCCGTCGCCGCAGCCTGAGCACCGGGCAGGCCAAGGGCACCCTGAACTGCTGGAGGGCCGACATCAACCGCCGCCCAGCCGCCACCGCCGCCCACGTCCCGGCAGAAGCCCCCCAGGTCGCCCAGGAGCCCGCCGCCCAGGTCCCCGAGGGCCGCTACGCCTTCACGGCCGACGAGGGCCACACGGCCTTCTGCAAGGTCGAGCACGGCAAGGGCAACTGGGAAGGCCGGACCTTCGTGGTGCTGCTGGTCGGCGCCCCCGGCCACTTCCGTGAACTCAAGACCTACCGGGCCCAGGCCGCCACCATCCTGGCCAAGATCGCCGCCGACGGCCCCGAGGCCGCCTGCATCCGGTTCGGCCACGAGGTCGGCTCCTGCGGCCGGTGCGGCAGCCCCCTGACCGACCCGGAAAGCATCGCCCGAGGCATTGGGCCCACCTGCGCCAGCAAGGGCTGGTGAGCGAGATGACCGACACCGCACCTATCGTCCCCGAGGAGGAGACCATGACCACCAACCCAACCATCGCAGCGCAGTCCGGGCTCAGGCTCACGGCCCGCATCCAGGCCGGGCTGGCCCGCTCAGCGGCCATCCAGGCCACCGCCGCACCCGAACCGGACGACAACGAGACCGACGAAGAACCCGTCCTCTGGCCCTTCCCGAGCCTGCTGGACTACGACAACTGGATGGACGACCGGGCCGCCCGCGGCCTGGCCGACCCAGACTGGGACCGGGACCTGTGAGCACGCAGAACGCCGATTCTGTGCCAATCAAGGTTGAGCGGCGTGTGATTGTCAAGGGCTGGAAAGTGGATGGCCTGCATGACTATGGACGGCATGGACCCGAAACCTTCTCGTCCGTACACCACCACGCCGACCAGCGGGTTTACGACTCCGAACGTGCCCGCATCGGTGCTGACGTGCCCGAGGATTGGCAGCCACACATAACCGAGGTCGTCATGGAGGAACGCTTCGTGACGCCGTGGCGAATCACGCAGATCGACAGTTCGGGCGCATGACCACTATCGAGCCGACCGTTGGCGACACGAAGCCGGGGCGCCTCCCGGCCCGCCCGCTCGCCAGGACGCCGCTGAGCATCGTGGCCTGGGCAGACCCGCGCACCGAGCAGATCGGATGGCCGATGCACTCCAAGGCCGTCGAACGGTTCTGGTTGCCGACGATAGGCCCGACGAGCTACCTGCTGGCCCGCCACCTGGTGGAGACCATCGGGACCAGCATCGACCCGGAGGAGCTAGCCGGACGCATGGGCGTCGGGTGGAGCACCAGCCAGTACTGCCCGCTGACCCGGACGATAACCCGGCTGCAGCAGTTCAGCGTGGCGCAACGAACCGGCGACACCATCGCCGTCCGCACCCACCTGGCACCCCTAGCCGGATGGCAGCGGGCCAAACTGCCGCCCGGGCTCGCCGCCGCCTACCGCCGGTTCCTGGAGCACCCAGAGTTTCAGGCCGCCATGGGGGCCCCAAGCCTCGCCCTAGGTTCGCCCCGAGGGCAAGGGCACGAGCGGGCCCGAGCGGGGCCGGAGTGGCTTCCATCCCCGCCGGGCTCCTCGGCGCGCCCCCTGTTTAGACCACCGCCCACCGGGGTATACACCACCTCCCTGCCCGGGTGTGCCTACGATGCCCTTCCACAACACCGAGGCAGGCCAGCACCTAGTCCTGGTTCTCCGAGACCGCACGAGACCTAGTCCGGGCGGATCAAGTTCTCCGGTACCCCATCGAGCAACACCCGCTGGTACGGAGGAGAGGACCCCAAGATGGACCAGGAACTGCTTGACCTGCTGGCACGAGTGGGCGACACCACCAACCCGCTCACCGACGACGAATTGGGGCGCCTGCGCACTGCGCTGCGAGAGACCGCCGCCACCGTCGACCCCGCTGCGGCCACGGCCGAGGACATCGAACTGCTGAGCGAAGCAGCCGACAACCTCAACCGGGTGCAGGAGGAAATCGACCTGCGGGAGACCGCCGCCGCCGAGCGGGCCGCCGAAGCTCAGGCCCTGCTTGAGCAGATCAACCCGCCCGCCCCGGCCGCCGACCCGGAGCCCGTCGTAGCCGAGGCCGACCCGGCCGCCGAGCCCGTAGCGGTCGACGCCCCGGCCGAACCCGAACCGGTAGTCGAGCCGGAACCGGTGGCCGCCAGCGGCGCCACCTTCACCCCCGAACCGGTGGCGACCCCGGCCCGGCGCCAGCTACCCAGCATGGCCCACCTGGCCCGCAGCCGCCCCCACCGGGCCGCTCCCATCCCCACCGCCACCGACGGGGCCCGCAGCGGCCGGGCCGTACTGGTGGCAGCCGCCGACATCCCCGGGCTGGCCGCCGGGGCCAGCGTCGACCCCGACGACCTGCGCTCCTGGGCTGACAGCTGCATGCGCCGCCAGGCCGCCCTCCGGGTCCAGCCCATGCCCGCCGGGCAGGCCGAGAAGGTCTACTTCGGTTCCATCAACGTCGACTTCCCCGAGGACCGCCTGCTCGACAAAAACGAGCTAGGCAACATGGAGAAAATCAGTGCCGTGGTGGGCGAGCAGGCCCTGGTGGCCTCCGGTGGCGTGTGTGCCCCGGTAGCCGTCGACTACAGCCTGACCGCCATCGCCGTGGCCGACCGGCCCGTACAAGGGGCCATGGCCAACTTCGGGGCCACCCGGGGCGGCCTCCGGTACGTGCTCCCCCACACCCTGGCCGCCGTCACCGCCGACGGGCCGTGCAGCATCTGGACCGAGGCCACCGACGCCGCCCCCGGCGCCAGCGTCAAGCCCCACGCCACCTTCGTGTGCCAGGGCGTGCTGGAGAACTACGTCGACGCCATCACGTCGATTGTCCAGTTCGGCAACTTCCAGGCCCGGTATTTCCCCGAGCAGATCACCGAGTACATGGACACCGTCGACGCCGTGCACGCCCGGGTGGCCGAGAGCAACCTGCTGGCCCAGGTGAGCGCCGGGTCGACAGCCACCATCGCCGACACCTACGAGCTAGGCGCAGCCCGAGACTTCGTGGCCACCATCGACCGGGCCGCGGCCGCCTACCGCTACCGGAACCGGATGCGCCGCACCACCCCACTGCGGCTCATCTGCCCCGAGTGGATACAGGACATGGTCAAGGCCGACCTGGCCCGCCAGCTTCCCGGCGACAGCAACAGCGCCTGGGACCGGCTGAGCACCAGCGAAGCCCAGATCGGCGAGTACCTGAGCAGCCGGAACGTGAACGTCACCTGGTCCATGGAGGCCCAGACCAACGCCGCCACCACCGGCGCCGCCGCTCTCACCTGGATACCGATTCAGGGCGCCGGGCAGCTGGCCCCGTGGCCGGTCGAGACCCAGATGTGGCTCTACCACGAGGGCGCCTGGATGTTCCTCGACGGCGGGGAGCTCAACCTCGGCATGGTCCGGGACTCGACGTTGAATCGCACGAATGACTTCCAAATGTTTTCCGAGTCCTTCGAGAAGGCCATCTTCCGGGGGCACGAGAGCGTGCAGCTGACACTCAAGATCGCCCCGACCGGCGCCTCGGCTGGCACTGTCAGCCCGCCGGAGAACATCGGGTCGTAAGGATACCCACCAGAGGGGCCGCCGGGCTCACCCTCGGGCCCGGCGGCCCACCCCTCTCACCTAGGACCGAAAGGAGGCACCGATGAGCACAGCAACCGAGATGGGTCTGGCGGCGGTAAACGCCCCCCCGGCCAAACCGCCCATTGTCGGGCTGGTGGCCTCCTGCGGGATGCTAGGACCGGACTACCTGCGGGACGGCGAGACCGAAGCCGTGGACGGCACCGACGTCCCCCAGAGATGGGTTACGGGCTACCGGTACGCCCCCGAGCAGACCTGCCTGACCGGCGGCAGCACCGACCCCTGCTCCCCGGCCAGCATGGTCCCGCCGCCCAACCCGACCGAGGTCGTCGGGATACCCCGCCTGATATGGGCCGGGGACACCTGCAGCACCTTCGGTTTCGGGGCCCGGGACTACAAGGGCCGGGCCAGCCGGGCCCTGGAGGCCAGCGAAAGCTACCTGATCGCCCGGGAGCTATGGCTGGGCACCCAGGCCCAGGCCAGCGACTGGGAGGCCGACGGCGTCGGCTGGCTGGCTTCCACCGCCGCCCAAGTGGTGACGACCATGCCGGTGGACGTCGGCACCGCCCTGGACATGCTGGAGCAGGCCATCGCCGACACCAGCAACGGCCAGCAAGGGTTCATCCACTGCACCCGCCAGATGGGCAGCGCCCTCAGCCAACTGGGCAACACCTTCCGCAACGTCAACGGCCAGATACTCACATACGCCGGGACCGTTATCTGCCCCGACGCCGGATACCCGGGCACCGGCCCGGCCGGGCAGGCCGTCACCGACGGCAGCCAGTGGGCCTACGCCACCCTGCTGCCCACCGTAAGGCGCAGCCCGATAGAGGTCATCCCCGACACCTTCGAGGAGGCCATCTACCGGTTCACGCCCACCCCCAACGAACTGAGCTTCCTGGCCTACAGGTACGCGGACGCCACCTATCCGCCCTGCACGCTCATCGCAGTAGAAGTCGACCTGCCGAACCTAAACGGGCTGTCATGAGGCACCCGAGCACCCAAGGAGGAGTTACCCATGGCTGAGCCAGCTTGTGGAGGTTCTGTACAGTGCTGCGCCATCCGCGTGGCCCTGTTAGAGCTCGACGGCGTGCCCCTGCCCGGAGCCAGCAACCTTTACATCGCTGATGCGGTGGCCAAGGTGGAGTTCCAGGCCCAGGTGGTCAAGGGCGTCGACATGGAGTCGATCAGCGCCTGCGGCTTCCCGGCCATCCTGTACAAGGACATGGACCGCTTCAAGCGGTACGACGTCACCCTGAACCTGCAGTACCTCGACCCCGAACTGGAGAACCTGCTCCTGGGGACCGAGCTATTCAACCAGGGCGGCCTCAACATCGGCGGCGGCTCCCCTTACGTGGCCGCCTACGCCGGGTACTTCCCGGGCGTCAGCCTCGAACTGTGGAGCAAGCACATCGTCAACGGCGACCAGGACCCGGTCTACCCTTACATCCAGTGGGTATGCCCCCGGGTCAAGTTCAGCCTGGCCACCCCGGTCACGTTCGAGAACAACCCCATGGTCCGCATGTTCAGCGGGTTCACCAGCAGCAACCCGAACTGGTACCACGGACCCGAGGACGACTGGCCCTTCGCCAGCGACACCCAGCTGGCGTGGCGTATGTGCGCCACCATCCCGACGCCGGAGTGCGGCGCCCAGCCCCTCGTCGCCACCTGACCAGGGATGAGCGAATGGACGGCCAGCCTGGTGGTCGAAAGGTTCCATCAGGCTGACATCGAAGAAGCGGTGCGAGCCGGACTGGTCCGGCCGCACCTGGGCCCCCGAGCCCTGCTGCTCCCCCGGGAGAAGCGCCTGGCGGTTCGCTGCCAGCGGGTCCAGAAGGCCCAGATGGTCGCGGCCGGGCTGCGCCCGTACAGCGTCACCGAGGCCGAACACAACCTGGAGGTGTACACCGGCCTCAACGCCATGCTGCGGCTGCTGATAGGCACCACCGTCAGCGCCGGAGGCACCAACTACGCCAACGGCAGCGCCCGCCTGTGCGTCGGCGACGGCGGCGGCAGCGTTCCCACTGCTGCAGTGGGCGACACCGACCTGGCCGCCGCCACCGGGGCCAGCCACCGCTACTGCAACGCCTGCGACAACACCTACCCCAGCGTCCCCAGCGGCGGCAACAACAGCGCCAGCGCCGTCCTGACGGCGGTCGCCACCGTGGCCAGCGGGAACGCCAACTTTGTGTGGAACGAATGGGCCATGGACAAAGGGGGCGCCTCCAGCACGGCCGCCATCGCCAGCGGCGACATGTTCAACCACAAAGGCGTCAACCTGGGCACCAAGACCTCAGCGAGCGCATGGGCCTTCACCGTGACCATCACACAATCCTGACAGGAGGCCACGCATGAGCGACCAGACCCCGACGACAACCGGGCCCCCCGAGGGCACCGCCCACAGCCACGCCGACCCGTACGACCCGGCCAAGCACAGCGTCGCCACCGTCACCCACCCGGCCACCGGCCAGACCGCCAGCTTCACTTACCCGGCCGACAACACCGACCAGACCATCCGCTTCGAGTTCCCGGACGGCACCAAAGGCGAGCACCCCAACCCGAATGCGGCCCCGGCGGTGGACGCCGACAGCGACGACGTCATCTGGGACGGGGCCACTGGCACCTACATGCGCCGGGTGCTGTCCGCTGAGACCGGGACCTCCGCAGAGACCGCCTCCGAGTCCGGCTCTGCCGATGAGGCTGCGGCTGCGGGTGCTCCCGACGTAGCCACGACGTAGGCTCCCGCCGATGCTGACGCTCGGCACCAGCCAAGCCATCGAGGGGTCGGCGACCAACGCAGCGACCGTCAACTACACGATCAGCGGCCTGCTGGTCACCACCGGGACTCCCCCTATCGCCAACGCCTATGAGGTTCTCGCTCAGGGCCAGCTTGGGTCGTCGGCCGGGTCGATGTACTCGCCGACGTCTGGTCTGTCGGCTCAGCTGTCGTCGATTCTGCTGTTCAACACGAACGGCTCGACGCCGCAGACCGTTGCCGTCTACATCGACGGCACGGCCGCCTCGAATCAGGTGGCGTTGTTCATCATCCCCGCTGGCGGGTGGGCGTCCTACGAGGCTGCCGGTGGATGGACGGTGTACTCGTCGTCCGGCTTGGCGCTGTCGACGATCGGCGGTGTGGCAGGCGGCGACCTGTCGGGCGCATACCCGAACCCGACTGTCTCGAAGATCAACGGGACGGCCCTCGGGACGCTAAGCGGAGCGGCGACCAACCAGGTGCTCGGCTGGAACGGCTCGGCGTGGGTGCCCGAGACGGTCCTCATCCCGGCCAACAACCTGTCGGACCTGTCGGACGCTGGCTCGTCGCGCTTCAACCTGTCGATCGCGACGCTGTCGGCCGTCGCAGCTGTGGCGGTGGCGAACGTGAACATCGCAGCGCCCGGAGCGACCCTCGACGGCTACACCCTTCAGACCAACGACGAGGTCCTGCTGACCAACCAGTCCACCAACACGCAGAACGGCGTGTGGACTTGGAACGGCGCAGCCGCCGCGCTCACCCGGCCACACGAGTACCCGACCGCTGGCGTGGTCAAGCGCGGCCGCACCGTCCTGGTCGGCAACGGCACGGTCTACGCCAGCACCGTCTGGATGCTGACCGCTCCGGCTGCCGGGCTGACGATCGACTCGACCGCTCAGACGTGGACCCACTCGACGGTCGCAGCTGGAGACGCCTCAATCACTGTCGGCGGTGCGGCAGCGAACCCGACGATCGAGACCGGAACGCTGGACCAGATAGCGACTCTCCACGCCCCATTGGCGGCCTGGTCTAACGCAGGCTTCAAGATCACGGGCGGGGCGACGCCGACAGCAGCGACGGACTTCGCCATCAAGAGCTACGTCGACGCGGTCTCGACCGGGCTGTCGGTCAAGCCCTCGGTGCAGTGGGCCACGACCGGCGCCGAGACCTACACCATCGCGGCCGGGTCGGTCACGGTCATCTCGGGCACGACTCTCGACGGCAGCAGCCCCGCCAACGGCGACCGCATCCTGATCAAGAACGCTCCCGCAGCGAGCGGGGCCGGGAGTTCGCCGAACACGACGCAGCCAGCCAACGGCATCTACACCGTGGTCTCGAACGTCACGAACCTGACGGTCACCCGGGCGACGGACATGAGCACCGGCTCGCAAGTCCCGGGAGCCTTCACGTTCTGCGAGGGCGGGACGTCCAATACCGGGGCTGGCTTCGTCGTCGCTGGCGAAGGCCCGTACACGGTCGGGACCACGGCGATCCTCTGGACGCAGTTCTCGGGCGCCGGCGAGATCACCGTCGACGCCACGATCACGAAGACGGGCAACCAGCTGAGCCGGCCCGCCATCACCGCCGACGTCACGATCGCCACCGGGTCGAACGCTGCCACCGTCGTCGCTCTACAGGGCCACGCCGTGTCGGCGACCGCTCCGGCCACGAACAACCAGCCGCTCGTCTGGAGCACCGGCTCCTCAGCTTGGGTGCCGTCATCGGGGACTATCAGCGGCAACAACACCGGGGATCAGACCATCACCCTCACCGGCCCCGTCACCGGCTCCGGCACGGGCACCTTCGCCACGACGATCACCGCCACAGGCGTCGGGGCCGGAGGACCCACCGGCTCGGCGTCGGTCGTGCCCGTCATCACCTACAACGCGGCGGGCCAGCTGACAGCGGTGTCGACGGCGACCATCACCGGGACCGTTCCGGCCGGGACAGTCGGCGGCCAGATCCTCGACTGGAACGGCAGCGCGTGGGTGGCGGTGGCGCTGAGCCAAGACGCCACGATGGCCTCCGGTGGTGCTGTCACCGTCACCGGGCTTCAGGACTATCCGATCGTTTCGACGACGCCGGTCCTCGGCCAGCAGCACGACTACCGCTCTGCGGGCTGGACACCGACCTTCAACCGCTACAACATCATCGACTTCGGAGCCGACCCGACGAGGACGAACGACTCGACGTTGGCGATCTACAACGCGATGGCAATGAGCTACTTCGGCGCCGGGGTCACCGCGGCGCAGATCGTGACGACGACCGCCAACGTCACTGCCACCGGCACGTTCTCCATCTCTGTCACCGCTAACTCTCTCGCCGCGTCGGGCACGCTCATCGGCCAGACGACCACGGGCCCGATCCTTATCGCCTACGGAGCGGGCGGCGGTTCGACGACACTCACGTCCTGCACTGTCTCGGCGACGGCGGGCTACAGCGGAGGCATCATCCTCTCCGGTAGCCTCCTCGGCCCGCAGGCGACCTACCCGGGCGGCGCCGTCTACGGCCCGGCTGGGAGTTACCTGCTGACCTACCCGATCTGGATCTCGACGGGTGGCTTCAGCTTGCAGGGCGACGCGGCTTCTTCGCAGACTGACACCGGCAGCTACGCTCAGGGCGGAGGGACGTGCTTCGCTGCGTCGACGTCGGTCAACGCTTCGACGGGGGCGTCGGCCTGGTGTCTCACGCCGGGCACGAACGGAAGCGACTGCGGCGTGATTCGAGCCATGCCGTGGACGAACGCGTCGACGGGTACGGCGCTGGTCGGACTGCGTCTCCACGACTTCTGGGTCGACTGCCGAGGCAACACAAGCTCGGGGGTGGGTATCGCCAACGGCGTCGACCTCATCTCCTGCCACGAGCCCGACATCGAGAACCTTTTCGTGATGGACCCGATCCGCTTCAACTACGCCTTCAACGTCTTGAAGAACGGATCGCTCGGCGAGGCGCACGACTGCACCCGAGGCCACATCAAGAACGTACGCGGTCGCGGAGCAGAGTCGGCGATCGTGTTGACGAACTCGATTGCGGCCGGATCGAACGGCGTGGCGCTCAGCTCCTTCGTTGGGGCGGGCACGGTCAACCTCAACACGAACAACGCCGGCACGTGCGGCGGCTACGCCCTGGTCGCCACGTCGGCAGGGAACGCCACCCTCGTCTACACCGGGGCGACGGGCACGACCCTCACGGGCGTGACGACCATCGGCAACCCCTTCGGCGCTCTGGCAACGAACGGCGCCATCTTCCTCTACCCGCACACCACGACGACGGCCACCACGAACGTGAGCGCCTTGTCCGCCTCGTCGCTGGCGATGGCGATCGCTACGACGAACTGGCCCGCTACCGGCTACCTGACGGTGCAGGCCATAGACCAGGTGACGGGCACGGTCATGGACTACCTGTGCTGCTACACGGGCGGCGCCAACACCACGACCCTGACCGGAGTCACGTGCCTCGCGACGTACCCGAACACTTCGAGCGGCCCGGGGTCGGGCTCGGCGATCCCCTCTGCGCTCATGTTCTCCGGCGCGCTCGTGCGCCACGCCGACTCGAACCACGCCCGCTTCATGGTCCACCACGGCTCGGCCACCGCCAACTCCTGCCTCCACACGATGGAGAACCTCGTCGCCGAGATGGCCAACGGTGGTGGCATCTACGCAGGCAACAGCGACTCGTGCTCGGTGTTCGGGTTGGTCGTCAACTCCTCCGGCGCCGGATACGGCGTCGACATCCAGGGAGCGACATCGCTTCTCGGAGCGGCGGGATCGGGCCGCAACTGGCAGTTCTACGGCGGTTCGCCTGGCACGAACGGCGCACGACTGCGCGGCACGAACGACTACTCCTACGCCTTCGCTGCCAGCCAGAGCTACTGGGACCACCAGCAGATCGCCAACGGCGAGCCAGCCGTGGTGGTCGGGACCGGCTGCTTCGTCGGCGCAGGAGCGTGGACCTACAACGGCGAGCCGACCGCCCCGACGCCGACCGTCGCCGCAGGCACGCCCTTCACGACGACCGAGACCATCATCACCCAACTCGTCATGCCAGCCGGGACGCTCCGGGCCGGTGCGACCTACGAGTGCGTCGCCTGGTGCACATACGCGGCTGCGGCCGGGACGACAGCCAACGTGGTCAGGCTGAGATGCGGCTCGGCCGGGACCGTCGCGGGCGACGCGGTACTCCAGACCTACTCGGCCACGCCGACCGCTGTCCCCTCGGCCTTCATGATCGAGGCCGCCTTCACCGTCCGAACGATCAACGCTACGACCGGGACCATCGTCGGCACGTTCGCCATGATCAACACTTCCGCGACGGGTACCGGCGTAGGGTTCGCTAACAGCCAGAGCGCCGTCGCTCCGGGCACGGCCTTCGCTGCCGGGACCGGCACGCTCGCGACCCTCAACACGCTGACCGGCGCTCTGTTCATCGAGCTAACTATCATCACCGGCTCGACTTCGCAGACCGTCACCCCACAGATGGTGTACTGGCGGCAGGTCGCGTGACCCACGTCATGCTGCCCTACACGAGCAGAGCCCGCGACGCGACGTTCGCTGAGGCCGCCGCCTCATTCGGTCTGGTGCATAGCGGCATTGACGTGTCGGGTGACGACTACGCCTACTGGAAAGCGTTCCGGTCGCTCTGGCAGGCGCAACGCGACTTCGTCATCATCGAGCACGACGTCGTGGTCCCTCCCGACGCCAGCGCCTCCTTCGAGGAGTGCCCCAAGCCGTGGTGCTGCTACGAGTACCAGTGCCACAACGAGACGTCGACCTGGCTGGCCTTCGGCCTCGGCCTGGTCCGGTTCCGTCAGTCGTTGATCGAGAGGCACCCGACCGTCGCTCTCCATCCGACGCCGTGGACAGGCTTGGACGAGGCGGTCTGTGGGGGCCTGGCCCAGCGAGGCGAGACCCCGCACGTCCACGGCCGCACCGGCCACGACCACCACTACCTCGAAGTGGCACAGTGGTCGCTCACGCCGGATGGCCGACCAGAGAGGATCTCCACATGACCACCCCCGAGGAGGCAGCAGCGCTGGCCCCGCCAGTCCCCAACCCCGACACGGAGTTCCTGATCCTCACGGGATGGACCGTCATCCCGATAGCGCAGGTCATCAACATCGAGACCGGCAAGAAGGTCGGCGACGTCGGCCTCGGCGGCACCCCGGTCCCGGTCGGCGATCTGGGCCGCTTCGAGGAGGACCGATGGCCGGTGATGTTCGAGGCGCTGCGAGCGCAGTTCAAGCAGAATCAGGTCGACACGGCGGCCGCTGTCACTCCGCCGCGTGCCGTCCGTCGAGCGAAGGCGGCGGCCCCGAAGAAGGCGGCGGCGCTCACCAGGAAGGCGAAGCCCGAGGGCTGACCTAAATGACCGGGATCGACGCCTCGTGGTTCGGCGGCGGTCCGGACGCATACGACTTTTTCATCTACCCGCAGCAGTTCACCGGCCTGTCCGGGAACCTGGCGGTCACCGACACCGAGACCGGGACCGGCGTCGATGCGGTCACGCTCATCTACGTCTACGCATCCGAAACTGGGTCCGGCTCGGACGCGGCCGTCTCCGTGACCATCCCTGTCGCCGAGGTCGGCTCCGGGATCGAGGCTGTTTCGGTTGCCGCCTCAGTCAGAGACATCGAGACTGGGTCCGGCTCGGACGCGGCCGTCTCCGTGACCATCCCTGTCGCCGAGGTCGGCTCCGGGATCGAGGCTGTTTCGGTTGCCGCCTCAGTCAGAGACATCGAGACTGGAGTCGGCCTTGACATCACCAGCACGGTCGGCCTGACGGGCCCAGTCGAGACCGGCTCTGGCTCCGACATCATCTCCTCTTCGGCTTCGGCGATCTCGACCCCGGCTATCGCTGCGGCTGTTGTGACCGAGACCGGGGGCACCACCTATGTCTCGGCCAGCTTCACGCCCGTAGCCGGAGCGGTTCTGATCGTCTCGGTCGGCCAGTCAGCCTCCGCGTCCGGGTGGTCGCTGAGCATCGCCTCCCCTGGCGGGTGGGGCCTTACGTGGAGTAGGTACGCGTCGACGCCCGGCCTCGGCCTGACGGGCTTCTACAACGGGAGCGTCCTGTTCATCTCGTCGGTCTGTCCGGCCGGGCTCAGTGCCGGGACCGTCACCGTGACGAGCACCGCGACGATCAGCGACGGGATCGCCCGGTTCCTCTATGCGACCAACGTGGCCGGGCCCGGAGCGTCGGTCGCTGTCGGCCCAGCTACGGCGAGCCCCGTGACCGTCGATCTCTCGGCCGCCCCCTTGGCATCGAGCTTGGTCATAGCGACAGCGATGGAACGCGTCGGCAGCGTCCCTACCATCACACCGCCAGCGGGCTTCACCGCTCTCGCTCTCCAAGCGGCCGGGGCGACCTATGAGCAGACCAGCTACATCAACACCGGAGGGGCGCAGAACAACTCCTGGTCCTTCTCTCCTTCGAACACCATGTGCGTTGTTGCGGTCGAGCTTCAAGCGGTCCTCTCGATCGTCTACGCCGACGTCACGGTCAGCCAGGTAGCCGAGACCGGCTCGGGCGTCGATGCCGCTTCAGCGGGTGCCTCGGTCGGCTCCGCCGACACGGGCTCCGGGGCCGACTCGGCGATCGAGGCGCTCATCGGGGTAGCCGACACCGGCACCGGCACCGAAGCGGCCTCCTACGCCTCCACAGTGGCCGCCACCGACACCGGGGCGGGCGCCGACACGGGAACCATCGCAGCCACCCTGACCGCCACCGACACCGGCACCGGCACCGACGCTGTCACCCTCGTGGGGGTGACCGGGGCCGAGACCGGCACCGGGACCGAAACGGCCAGCTTCACCGCCGACGTCACCGGCAGCGAAACCGGGGCGGGCTCAGACGCCAACCCCGCCATCGCAGCCAGCTACCCGGAGACCGGGCAGGGGGCCGACAGCGGCGGTGTGGCCGCCGCTGTGACCGGGGCCGAGACCGGCACCGGGGCCGACAGCGACCCGTCCCTCGGCCTGAACACCACCGACACCGGCAGCGGCAGCGACACATCCACCCTCACGGCCCAGGTCACCGACAGCGACACCGGCCAGGGCGCCGACACCGCCGCCAGTATCGCCCTCACCGGCAGCGACACCGGACAAGGAACCGACACCGGCGCCATCACCGCAGCGGTAGCTTCCTCCGAGACCGGCTCAGGAGCCGACACCAGCCCCGCAATCGCCCTAGCTGACACCGACACCGGCACCGGCACCGAAGCGGCCTCCTACGCCTCCACAGTGGCCGACAGCGAAACCGGCAGCGGGACCGACACCCCTACCGTCATCGGGGTCACCGACACCGAAACCGGCAGCGCCGCCGAGACCACCGCAGTAGCGGTCAGCGTCCCCGGCAGCGAGACCGGCACCGGCAGCGACAGTGCCACCGGGATTGCCCTCAACAGCAGCGACATCGGCACCGGGGCTGACAGCGCCAGCCTCGCGGCCAACATCGCCGACACAGAGACCGGGTCCGGGGCCGAAGCCCAGAGCGTCGGCCAGCTAGTGACCGCCGCCGAGACCGGGACCGGCACGGACACCTCCACCGGCATATCCCTGACCGCGGCCGACACCGGAGCGGGGACCGAAGCCCAGACCATAACCGCCGCCCTCATCGGCAGCGAGACCGGGCAGGGTGCCGACAGCGGCGGTGTGGCCGCCGCCGTGACCGGCACCGACACCGGCGGCGGCACCGACACCCAGGCCCTGGCGGCGGCCGTGACCGGCACCGACACCGGCAGCGGCACCGAGTTCACCCTGGTAGCCGTCGACATCGTGGCCGCCGAAACCGGTTCCGGGGCCGACAGCGGCTACGTGGCTTTCACTGTGGTCGGCACCGACACCGGCAGCGGCACCGAAACCGGGTACGTGGTGATACTGCCGGTCAGCAGCGACCGCAGCCGGGACCCCTACGACGGGCCCACCTACGACCGCACCGCCAGCTACGCCGGGAGCAGCGTCGCCCGCACCGCCAGCTACAGCGGGTCCAGCCCGGACCGCAGCCGAGACCCCTACGACGGCAGCAGCCCG